CTAACCAAGCCTCCATCACCACCATCCTTCCCTGCGGCCATGTGTCCGGACACATTAATCCTCCATGAGAACAGGCAGATGTATTTTCAGGTGACTGGCAGGCGAATTGGGAACGTGATCTATGTTGAAGAAGTTAAGATGTTGAGGTAGGGGGAGAAAGATAATGGCTAAAATACTACACTTCCCAACCACCGAGAATGAACAGACAATTGAGGAATTTCTAAAAGAGACTGCCGAGATTGCAAAAAGTGACGAGGCCATATGTGCCGTAGTTGCCTGTAAGCTGCCAGATGGGAGTTGGATAACGGGATATAAGAATGCTGATTGGGGGACAAGAAACGAAGCAATCGGCCATATTCAAGCAGACATTATTGACCAAATGATATTATCTAATCTAGATAGATATTGTGATAGCTAGTAATACAAGTAAGGTGGTGAGCCAGTGAATAAGACAACTAACGAACCAACAATAGAATCTGAATCATTAGAAGCTGCCCCCGTGGACCCGCAGAAAATAATTAAGGAAGCAGTCCAAAAGTGCTCCACTTGGTACGATACCGACAAGGACGCCAAAACGTTCTACGTTGACGAGATGAAGGAAATGTATAAGCTCTATAGGGGCGATCACTGGTCCCTCCTTGGCCCGGACGGTAACCCACTTCGTACCACGGCTCAACAAATGGCTCGGCCTAATTCAGTGGAGAATATTACTTTTTCGCTGATTGAAGGCACTGCATCGGAATTTGCCCAGGATGTGGAGCTTATTGACTACCCGGTAGAGCAGGGCGATGAGGAAAAGGCCAATGTGATGACTGACTTAAAGAAGTTTATCTTCTATAAGAATAGGTTGACTACAGAGCGGATTAAATTCCTTAGAAGATTTTTTCTGTATGGTACAGGGATATGGCATATCTCTTGGGACCCGGACTGGAGAGGTGGCAAGGGGCCTAATCGATGGGTAGGGGATATTCGCTGGAACGCTATGCACCCATTAGAATTGGTACCGGATGCACGATGCAAGGAAGACATTAACGAAGGTAACCGCTGCCACAAAGTAGCCTGGCGCACATTGGAGGAAGTCAAGCAAAAATACCCTAATGTCAGTCAGCCAATTACTGAAGAGTCAATGGATGAGGATGATATGTTGGACCTTTCCAAAGAGGATTCAGAGGGATTTACAGATGATTCATACAAGGAAGATCAGATCCCTGTGATTGAAACCTGGTATACCGGTAGGCCGCTAATCCTAGATGAGGGCGAAGAACAGGACCAGGGGGACGGACTGCATGTGATTTGGTGGGCAGGAGAAAGTCAGAAAATATACTTGAAGCATGCCAATTATATTTACTTTGATCCGGAAGAGACGCCGAAGTTTCCATTTATTGTGAAGCAGTGTTATCAGCGGGAGGGCAGTATTTGGGGATATGGCGAAGCATATTTTATGAAGAATCCCCAGATTGCCAGAAATAAAACGGGTGAGATTATTTTAGAAGGCCATATGCATGAAGCCCTTGGACAAACCTGGTATGAAGAAGGTGCACTTACACCCAAGCAGGAAAAGGTAATCCAAGCCAAGGGAACTATTCCTGGCATGTGGTTCAAGGTCCAGGATGCTTCTAAAATAAAAAGGGAATATGCAAAAAGCGTTCCGGCCAGCTTGCAGAATGAAATGCAAAGACTGCAGTCTGCTATGGAAACCATTATTGGCCGATTTGATATTAGCCAAGGTCGGACCCCGGGGGACGTAACGGCCTATAAGGCAATTGCCGAATTATCAGCTAGAGCGCAAGTAAGGTTAAGAATTAAGGAAATGGCTATCACTTCTTCCTATGAAGAAGGCGGAACTTATACCAATAGACTTATTGAGCAGTATTACACGGAGAATCGGAAGTACCGTATCCTTGGCGAAGAGGGCTATCAGTACGGAGAATATCGCCAAGAAGACATGCTGAAGGTATGGGATACAGGGACAGGGGCCGTAGCACCATTTAATCAGACAGCGGAGCAAATTCCTAACTTTGAAGCAATTAAACAATTGCAGGTATTAAAAGAAGCAGGAATGATTTCAGAAGAAGAATTTGCAGCCCAAATGGCAGAACTAGGCGCAGACAATTACGAAGTATATTTCCCTGATATGGATTGCTATTGCAAGACATCATCCGTGACTCCGTCCGATAGATTCTACAGCATAGAAGTAGCTAAAGACTTACTCATGAAGCAGCTTATTTCTCCAAAGATATTCTTCTATGTAATTGACAACGGGAAGTTTCCTCCATCAGAAGAACTGCAGCAGGAATTAGAAAGCATGGCAGAGCCAAAAGTTATTGATATGGTGGAAGTGTTGCCGCCGGAATTACAGCAATATATGAAAGGACTGCCGCCCGAGCAGATTGTATCTGAGATGGAAACGATCCTAAAGACCGGGGCAATGAGTATCCTCCAGCAAGGGCAAGGGCAGGAGGATGGGGGAACTCAGCAACAGCAAGAAATTCCGACACAGCAAGCAATATAATATCTGGTCCATAAATTATTAAGAGCGATAAAGAATCGTTCTTTTTTATATACAAATACGTCCAGAACATGCTGACTGACGTTATAAAAATAAAAGCTGCAAGGAAATACATGGTCTGACGGGACCGTAAACACGGGAAAAGGAGAGAAAAATGAAACTATTCTTAAGCTTACTAGCAAGCAAGTGTTTTGCCGCCGATAAAGGAACCCAGGTACCTAATGGATTTGTTGATGATAGCGAAGACGATCTCGGTACTGATGTTGACGATGTGGATGAAGATGATGTAAGCGATGATGATGAAGACGAGGAAGACGTTGACCTAGAAGACGTGCTAAAAGATGAAGAAGAAGACGATGAAGACGAAGAGGATTTGGCTGACAATAAAGCAGGAAAGAAAAAAGCCACTTCTTCCGAAAAGACTGTTACGGAAAAACCTGCACCAAAGGAAGTTATTTTCAAAACCCAGGAAGATCTCGATAAATTTATTAATGACCGCCTTGCCAGGGACAGAAGGGTCCGAGAAGAACAGGAAAGCCAGAAGGCGCAGCAAGAGCAGCAGACACAACAATTTAACACATGGTATCAAGGCCAAATTGTGGAGCAAACCAAATTCTATGCCGACACCATGGGATTAGATGATGACACTGCCGCCAAACTGGCAAAGAAGGACGTTGACAAAGAGGTTCGAATCTTGCAAGCGGAACAAGCAGTGCGACAAAGCCAAGAGCTTAACCACCTATCCCAAAAAGAAGCTAAGTACATACAGGACAAGGCAATTATGGGTAAGAATCCGTTGATTGCAAAATACATAAACGAGATTGATCAGTTTTCTCAAAACGGGAAAACTGGCGTTACATTTGAAGTGGCGGCAAATTACATCCTTGGGTCAAAGGTTGCAAGTGGAGAGTTAATCAACTCTATTAAGACTACTACAGAGCAAAAGACATTAAAGAACGTGGGCCAGAGGAGTAAAATTGCCGTGGAAAAAGGCGGATCGACTAAGGCTGATCCGGCGTTAAGTAAGCAGGAAATGAGACTTGCCGCAGCATTAGGCGTATCACCAAAGGCATGGGCAGCCAATAAGAAAGGTAAAAAATAAGTCAGAACAATAAATTAATACTTTAGAAAGTGAGAGGTGATTTTTTATGGCACTTACTGCAAACAGAACCACAAATGGGTTTGAATTAATCGGCAACTTGATGAAAATTGCTGATAACCCTGTAGATTATGAATTAACCCCTGGAGTAGCGTTTTTAAAGGGCGACATGGTTGTCAGGACGGCTGGATTGGCAGCAAAGGCTGCCGCCAATGCCGCGAATGTTTTGGGAGTAATGGCAGAGTCCATTACCGGTGCCGCCGGTGCCACTACCAAAGGAAAGGTATACACTAATCCATTTAATATTTACCGATGTTCCTTCGCTGACCATTTGGACAGCACTGCAACCGGCGGAACCACAACCACATTGATTGACACTGCGCTTGCTACTTCCGACAACGATGTTTGGAATGGTGCGCTTCTTTACATCTATGAAGGACCTGGGGCGGGCTGCATCCGCACAGTCAAAGACTATGTTGGGGGCACAGATATTCTGACAGTAGAAGAGCCCTTCACTGCTGCACCAACCACGGCCAGCAAGTATATCCTGCTTGGTTCCGGAACTGCTGCCGATGGAATTAATGTTGGTAGTGTTGGCGTTGACCTGAAAGACGAAAATACCATTGATGCCAATGCAACATTGGCAAGTGAAGCAGGTCCCTTGGTCGTATTGGCCATTGACCCTGCGAATCTCACCATGGATGTTATGGTCCGGAAACACTTGCTTAATGGGATTTAACCATCAGTAAAATTACAAAAAAACAGTTCAATACTTTTAAGCAGGGATGAATTTGGCCCTGTTTTTTTATTTCTATTTAAAATTTCACAATTAAAGGAGATGATTTTTCATGCAAGTTAGCGAAAACTGGGGGGAATTAATGCTTCCTGGATTGAGACATATTTTTAATCAGCATATCAAAGATATGCCGGATTACTTGAGTAAAATATATTCAGTGGAAAAATCCACTAAGGCGCAGGAGTCTACCTTGGGTACTGGCGAGATAGGAACAATGGATCCATGGACCGGCAGCGTTTCCTACGAAGACTTCGACAAAGGATTCAAGGCAACATATATCCATAAGAAATACTCCAAAGGTATTCAGGTTGAACGAGAATTAGTGGACGATGATCAGTATACCGAAATTAAGAAGCGGGTTAAAAAGCTTGGTCGTACCGTGTATTATACCACGCAAACTCACGCAGCTTCTACATTCAACAATGCAGCCAATGCGCAGATCCTTGGCCCGGACAGCAAGCCACTGTGTGCCACTGATCACCCCAAAATGCCCGGCAGTTCCAGTGTTATTTCCAATCTTGGTACTCGTGAATTAAATGCTGAGAATGTAGACCTGGTTAGAAACGAAATGGTTCAGTGGACAGACGACAAAGGCAATCTAATTTTGATTCAACCAGACACGTTAATCGTTCCTGTATCATTAAGAAAGAAAGCAACTATCATTGCCGAAACAAAGGAAGAGCCTGATACTGCTGATCATGCAGTGAACGTGTATTCTGGTGGAGCATTGAAGGTTATTGAGTGGCCATTCCTGACCGATCAGAATATGTGGTTTTTCGTGGACAGTATGCGCATGAAAGAGTTTTTATTCTGGTACTGGAGAAGGAAGCCGGACTTCGCTGACAAGGTGGAGTTTGATGACGAAGTCTCAAAATTCAAGGTAGTTGGCCGCTGGTCATTTGGGGCTGATACGTTCACCTGGATATACGGGAATAACCCATCTTAATGTAAATAAAAATTGATTTAGTAGTATAGGTGTGATAGAATACCCATATAAGGGGGTGCTCTTATATGGGTATTCATAAAAAACATCACCATGAGTGGATTGATTTGTATATCAATGGATATTCCTGTGATGAAATAGCATCAATGTATGACATGAAATATCCAGGAACAGTTTGGAAGGTTTTGAGCAGAAAAAACATTCCCAGGAGGCCGCACAAAGAAAAAGAAAAGCATAAAGAATACATAAATCTCTACCCGGAATGGATACAGCTTTACCAAGATGGAAAAACAACCGGGGAAATTGGGGAAATGTTTGGACTGGACCATGCTTTTATTTGGGCGGCATTAAAAAAGAATGGAGTACCAATCCTCCCGATTAGAGATCAGGGGAGAATATCTAGGTTTCGTGATGATCACGATGACTGGATTAATATGTACCTAGATGGGCTTAGTTCCCGTGAAATTGCTAACAAGTATAAGACCCATAGCGGAACTGTAGTTAAACTACTTAAAAACAGAGGAATCAAAATTAGAAACAATTGTGAGAGTAACCACAAAAGAAGTGTTGGCAATAAGTTTGCCTTTGATATTATTGACACACAGGAAAAGGCGTACTGGTTAGGCTTCTTTTCGGCAGATGGTTGTGTAAAGGAAAGAAAAGCTGAGGACCTACGGAGTTGTTATGGAGCACGAATAGGGTTAGCAAGGACAGACGCTGGACATCTATTAAAGCTTTCGGAGTTTTTAAAAGTAACTACGATAGACGGGCGGGATGTCCTTCTAGAAGAAAACGAAGGAAGGGCAGTTAGATTAAATATCCCATCAAAGGAAATTGCTCTTGGTTTAATAAAACATAATTGCGTCCCAAACAAAACCCTTGGTCTTCAATTTCCCAAAGATAAAATTAATCCTATTTTTTATCGGCATTACATTAGGGGATATTTTGATGGAGATGGATGTATTGCTAGTGGGAAACAACACAAAAACGGACATTGTGTAATGCATGCAATTTTTACTTCCGGTTCTCCTGATTTTCTAAGATCGTTACAGAATGTACTTACATCTGACATATCTATTCAGAGTACAACACTTTATCGGCAGAAGAATAGCAATGCTTATCATTTAACCATCGGACGCAAGGAATACATTCAAAATCTTTACCACTATTTTTATGATGACTCCACAATGTGGTTAGAGAGAAAGCGAATTAAGTTTGAGAAATTATTAAGGCAAAATGAACTACTTTAAAAACTAACACTTTTTATCATGGGGAGGCGGAAAATTCCGCCTCCTATCCTATTACCCAAAAGCCAGCAAACAACTGGCCTTTTAATTAACCACAAACAAAAAAGAGGAGATGATTATATTGTCTAACAACAGACATTTCGGGAATAAGTATTCGCATTTTGGCGAAGATACCAAAGGACACGATCTTAAAGTGTTTGGCGACACCACGGGCAAGTATTTTTTGTGGGATGCCTCTGCCAATAAATTTATTTTGGTGGGTGACATTGAGGCGGTAGGAGCATTAGCATTATCATCGCAATTCATTAAGGGCCAAAAATTCACCGTCACATATCCAGATGTAGCAGCTGCAGACGTAGCAAAAACCTTCTTTATTGCCCCTGCGGCATGTAAGATTATATCTGCATACGAGCGGCACGTCACAGTAGCAGGCCAAGCAGGAACCTTGACCATTGAAAAACTCACAACTGGTGAAGCACCTGGCGCAGGTGATGTAATTTTGGCGGCGGCCTTTGACTTGGCCAGTACCGCAAATACCCCAGTCACAAAGGCAGGGGTAACAACGGCTGCTGGAACATTGGCGGCTGGTGATGCCCTGTGCTTAAAGTTAGCTTCGGGCAATGCGGCATCTTATGCCCTTGGAACAATTACCGTCACCATGGAGTGGGTGTAATTTAATAAGTAGGCGGATAAAAGAACCGCAGTAAATTGTACACAAAAAACAGCAGGGATTTTAACAATTTTCCCTGCTGTTTTTTACTATACATTATAATAGGAGGTAAAATAATGGGAAACGAAGTAAGCCTATTAGATGAAAAGCAAAATTCTATAAAGAGCACTAATCCACTGCCGGTAAGCGAAGCATCGGCGGCAGCGATATTGGCCAAGTTAGCAGATCCTGCCACACAAACGACATTGGCGGCAGTTTTGGCCGC